CCCGCCCCCCCGCCCCCCCCCTCGACCGAGGGAGAGAGTTTTAGATGTTGACTTTGTCAAGCCCCTGATTTTAAAACTAGTTGCGTGAAAAGTAATTCTCCTGAAGTACTCCAGGGGCCGCTCTCGAAGTGCTCTGGAACCACCCCCTGAACTCGGAGTTGACTCTGTCAACATCATTTGTGATTTTGTCTTCTATATATGATGCGTGGGATAGGCCGTGCGGGGGCCAGGAGGGGCCGCCACGGGGCTGGCGCGGCCAGGGGATACTCGGAGTTACCCCCTGTTTTCCACAGGCCTCAAAAATTCTGTGGAAAACTCGCTAACCCCAACGTGCTCATGGGGTTAGGAGGAAGTCCTTTAGAATCATAGGTATGCTGTAAAAGTAGCACCAGGTAAATCGATTTAGTACTTTTGATTTTTAAAAGTTGGAGCCTGGTTTAGTGTTGGGGACGGGTTTTAGTTTCGATCAGCGAGCGGAGCAAGCGGTTAAAAAAGTTAGAAATACTTCCCTGGGGACCTTGCATTTTCCGGCGAAGCCGTGTAAGATCGGGATGTAAGCAAATTCACCGCTCGAAAGAGCATCTAGAAAGAAGGATAAGATGGCTGCTACTAGCACGACTCCCGCCACCGGCGGAGTTGAAAAGTTGACGAAGGTTTACAAGTATTTTGATCTGAGCAATTTGACTCAGAAGACTAAAGAGGTCACGGCGGATTTCACGCCTGCCGCGAGTGTTGAGGAAGGTTCAGCGCGACTCGCTGATGAGAAGTTGCTTTTGGGCGCGATCAATGATCGGCTTCGTAAATTGACGTTGGCCCAGGAGCGTAAGAAGGTAGTTTCCGAAGGCGCGTCAAAGACTGCGGTTCTGAAGTTAGCCGCCGGGTTTCGTCAAGTGTTGCCTTTCTCTGCGATGTTGGAGACTGGGCCTAACGGAAAGCCCACTCGTGAGTCGAAGGTAAAACAGACGCGTGCGATCCTTGATGCGTTTCTCACCATGCCTTTCATCCTCGAGTCGCTAAAAGCGACGAGTGCGGTAGATGACGATGACGATGACGAAGGAGACGACGATAATTAGTTCGCCGAAGGCGAGTTCGTCGAAGGCGCGACGATAATTAGTCTAGCTTCCCCACTTGATTCTTCCGGCGAAGCCGCATTTTTCCGGCGAAGCCGGATTCATAAATCAGATTCATAAACTAAAACTAAATACTCTCTCGGCTCTCGCTCACCAGCGAAGCTGGGAGAGTTTTTTATTTTAGAATTAAAAATACTAGACGTTGTGGTTTTGCGCGTAGCGAGTCAGAAAATTCGGACGTGTGGGGATACCTGGAAGATGAGTTGACGCGTCTCAGGGCAAGTGTGAGCGATTTAAAGTTAGTTCTGTGAGCGTAGCGAGCGTTTAGAATTAGCACAAGAAAAACGATACGGAGTGTATTTAAATTGAACAAAGGAAAATCCCCGAAGGGATTTAAAATTCTAGTTCTTCCCGTTCTTCAGTTTCGTATAGCTCGCGCGGGTCTGACGTGATTTGTTCCGCGAGCGTAGCGAGAGCACAGGATTCACATTCAGGCCTAGTAGATGGGAATCCGCAAGTGTAGCAGACGTATTCGGGAGTGTTCTGTGTGTTCATGATCTATCCTTTGTATTCTGATTTGCCTTGTTGAAGTGTTCCGACGCCTGAAGCGACTTGTGTTTTGATCTTTTCGATCCATGCGAGACATTTCTCTTCAGTGTCGAAATGGTGCATATCATCGTACGATCCGGTTAGCGTGATATCGCCTTTGAGTGTGATTCCAGAATTGCCCCCCACTGATTTGGTTTTCAGGAAGTGTGAGATCAAATTGTACTCACAGGTGGTGAGAAAGTCTTTGTCGCAGAATGTCGCGGCAAGAGACGCTAGGTTTAGAAGTTCACTTGGCTTCTTTACTAAGATGCGTGACTCGTAACGATCCCCGGCCACTGTGTTGTCCCATCCTAGCCAAATCTCTACCTTGTTTCCACGAGCCTCAAGAGAAGAACAAAGCGAAAGGATGGCCGCGCCACGCATTATTTCGGTAGTGGTGGTCTGGTGAACTTCTGGGCTAAACACCAGCTTGATGTTTCGGCCACGCAAGTACTGGATCGAACAGAAGTGTTCTGGAATGCCTGAGAGCATCATTGGAATGTCCAACGTGCCGCCTGCTACATCATAGACTCTCTTACGTGAGTTGATGAACTTTGAGTGGTCGAACTTCGTTTGGAATGCCTGAATCTGAGAGAGAATTGACGGATCTGGTTCTCTCATGCGTTTGGTGTTAGGAGCCTTGTGCTTTATTTCGTACGGGAGTGTCTTGTAGGCTTGTTCGCAGTCCGTGAGATACGCTTCTAGTGAAAGCCACGTCACGATGCAAGATTTCGGGCGTGATGGGCGCAAGGGGTGCGGAACTTTGAATGAGTAGTTCATTTGGTTTTCCTTAGATGTTGAGCGGTAGAATCGTTAGGAGTGTAGACTTCTTTTCGTATTCTTTCCAGATACACATATCGAGCGATTCAGTGAGCGAGAATCCCGCGTCTAAGCAGTCAAAAAGGTTGTACGTTCCACGGGGGGAAACTACTAGCTCGTATCCAGTGGGATTTGCTGAATCTCCCGTTGTGCATTTGTCGCGTAGCGTCTGAAGCCATTGGACTATGCGTGGCGCGTTGTAGTTGACTTCTGGGAAGCTAATCGGCGTGGGGGCGTATGAAGCGACGGCTTGATCAATTTGGGCCTTTGTGTGAGTCACGAGGAAGGTTTCGAGATTATTATCGTACTTCCAGTTGATGAACTTGAATCTTTCGATGGCTGCAGCATCTTGACGTTGACGGCCAGGGAACATTCCCGAAGGGCCGCGAAGGAAAGTGTTTCCGTTGCCTATCACGATGCAATCAGGGTGTCTGGTTACTTCATGAAATGCCTCATCTTTGTTTCGACCTGGAAAGAAGTAAGATCCGTTATCTAGGGCATTATTAAGTTGCGTGAATACGCTGGCATTTGTGTTGTCCAACTCTGCAATGTCGATCACGCCACCGTTTTTGTAAATGTGGTAGAAAGGGGTCGGAACGAAGTCTCCATCTTTCTGCTGGAATCCAAAGATGGCACTGGGCATCGTGGCGTCGCTGAGAGCAATGAAGCAATACTCCAGGCCTATCGAGCCGTTGTGTGCACGTAGGCGCTTGGCAAGATGTTTAATCGCGTATGACTTGCCTGCGCCGGGTGCACCGCCGAGATAGATATTTATATCGCGTTTTCTGCAACGCGGATCGAGACGGAATTCGATGAGTCGTTCCAATGCGGGTACTTGGAAATGCTCGATCATTATTTGCTTGGCCGCTTTGACTGGAATTATCGGGGGTGCTTCTGGTTCTTTTTCTGCGATTCCAAGTTTGTCTGCGTTTTCCTTTGAAGGAACGTCTACAGGTTTCGGAGTCGGAGTTGGTTTGGGTTCTTCAGCTTCTTTCTGATTCCAAGATGGTTCCCATTTGGGTTTCGGAGTTGCGTTTGCGTCCTGGGGGTTCTGTGCGCCGTTAGGCGTGTTAGGCGTGTTAGGCGTGTAGGTGTAGGGTGCGTTCTTACCTTCGGGAATCTCATCTCGGCGTGCAGTTGTAGGGTGCGCGCAATTGTAGCAGCGCCAAACGTGTGGAACTAGAGGCATGAAGGAACCCGAATATTTTCCTCGTCGTTCTTTTGTCGGACTGTAGCTCCAATTGAAGGCTCCTCGTGGGATGATCCGGTTGCAGTTTGGGCAATGTGCGTTTGCTGTGATCGGAACAACTGACGGGTCGAAGGTTGTGTCTGGGTTTAGATATGGCATTTAGTTTCCTGGTTTGGTTTGGTTTGGATAGTGCTTTGTTGGCCGCTCTACACGTCGCGGAGCGGCCTGAAAGAACTATCGGTACAAATTAGTGATGTAGTTGGAAGGGCTAGTGATATCTATCAGGCCCAGGGTTCCGAATGTGGTGACCGTTACGGTTTCGCCATTGTGCAAGCGGAAAGAACATACGGTTTCGGTTAGAACATTGGCGCGTTCGAATTCGATGATTGAAGTAAAGGTTTTCATACGTTTAGTCTCGTTTCTGTTTAGATTTGTCGGACATTCCATTATGGGATGACTGTGCGTCTGTCAAGTCGTTAATTAAAGAAACTTAACATTACTGGGGGTTAATCTAAAATCTAAAAGCACTTTAGTATACAAAGTTCGCATGGGATTCTCGTATCCTCTATATATGCACAGCGCGGGAAAACCGGAGAGCGGCCCGAATTTAAAATGGGCCGCACTCGCTCTAGAATCGCTCAGGCGCGTTTGTTTTTTCCAACGTCCGACACTGCCTTTATTTTGACTTGGGAGATCCTGTACCAAATTCAGTTTTGCTACTATAATGATTTTACTTATTTCCACAACTTGTGAATATCAGCGTTACTTCTATTGATGTACGCGCTTACACTTATATTTGGGCCATTGCGTTATCCAATGTTCTAATGTTGACTGTGTTTACTTTGTATGATGTAGTGCTTTGCTATGATTTTAGTTTATAGTTTATAGTATAGTGCTTTGTGATGATATTTATTTATGTGATTCACCTTAGCTAACTGTTAGTTTGCGGTTTAAAGTGCTTTGTGTTATGAAGTACTTTGTGTTTTAAAGGACTTTGCGGCCCCACCCGACTCCCCAACCCGCACCCCGCGTGTACTTTATAATTATGTAGTAGCCCCCCTAAAGAAAAATGTACTTTAAAGAAAAATGTACTTTATACTTATGTAGTGACCCCCCTAAAAATGTAGCGACCCCCCTAAAAATTGACCCCGCCTTCGGCGGAAAAGAGTAAACGCAAAGCAAATAAAAAATAAAAATCAAATATGAAAATAAAAAATAAAAAATAAAATCTGGTGTGGTGGCCGCTCCTCGCCCCTGCGGGAACTCCCCCTGCGGGAACTCGTATCCTTATATATACGCTCACTACAGGGTCGAGTGACGCTTCGCGGGAAGATGCATGACACCTGCACGGAGTGTAAGGTAACAGAAAGTCCCCAACCAACTCATTTCATGGGAGATCTAGGTTTGACGCTTCACGGAATCACTGCTATACTCGCTTCAACGCCTACGCGGAGTCTCAAAACGGGCTTGCGAGACAACGCCACTTCGTGTGAGCCATTCACGATGTACCGCGTAGCGTGGGCCGCGCCCGGCTCCGACCACCGAACGCGGCCACCATTTTTACAAAATGACATCACACGAAAATAATGAAATCCGCGAAGCGGAACGAGAACTCGAACGCCTCATAAATAATCCATTGAAGCATTTCATGGATGCTATAAATAACACAGGAGGAAGTAATGATCCTGAAACCCCCCAGCGCGGCCAACGAGATACTTGAAAAGCATAAATCTGCAATTGCTAAGATCGAGCGAGAAACTCCAAAGCCTGTAATTAAGCGCAAACTTGAAGATCCTGCTACACGCGCACTTCGTGAAGCATCAATTCTCCCAAAACGTGAACTAGTTCTAATTGATAGAACAGATGGTGATGAAGTAACTCCTGCTGAAGCCGCAAGACGCGCTTTTGAAGATCAAGGACTCAGCTTTGCATTTATCGCAATGGAAGTAAATGAGATCATTAGAAATAGTGATCCAGTTATTAAGATGAAAGCCATTGAATTTGCAACTAAAATCCTCGCTAACAACGTCTCAGGACGTGACGAAACTCCACTTCCACAGCCTGTCGTGAACATCAACATCATGGCCCACACCTCCGGTGGGAGTAAAAAGAATGCATTCGATATATTAATTCCTGATTAGTTCTTTAAATAATATGGAAACGCAAACACAAATTCCGAATAGAATTTTCACACTTCATTATCGTCAAGGCGCGGTAATGAAATCTAAGAACTTTCCTTTCAATGGTAACCTGAAAGGCGCAATGGATAGAGCACGCGAACATTGCAAAGCAATGGGAATTAGATTCGTCCTCGTAAATCCACTCATCGTAGATCTTGAGTACCAAGAAAGAATTAAGAAGGAAAAGGGATTTTACGAAGAGAATGAGCACGGTGAAGTGGAATAGCTCCTTCGGGGCTAAAAGAGTTTAAGCCCCTTTGGGGCTAAAAGAGTTTAAATTTCTCGTTGAGTAGTTGGGTTCTGCTCGATGGGATTAATCACTAGTTATTTTCTGTGGTAACTAGTGTGGTGGTGGCCGCGTGTGCTAGTCCTAACCTCCTGGGCGTGCGCGGCCTACACTCCAACATGAAAGTAAAAACCCGGCGCAGCCGCTGGATGAGTAAATGAACCCGGCGCAGCCGGCCCACTCTTAATTATAAAAAGTAAGTAACCGGCGCAGCCGGCCAACTCCCCTTCGGGGAGAACAGAGTAAAGAAATAGAATCAGAACTCGCTTTTCGGGAGAATCAGAACCCGCTATGCGGGAAAATCAGAATTATAGTGCTGGCCGCGCCAACGGTTCCTCTCTGCACAAATCTTAGCGACGGCACCAGACAAGATCTTTGAATAAACCTAAATTGAAAAGTAGAGTCGGCGCGAAGCGCAGCCCACTCCCCTTCGGGAAGAATAAAAGTAAGAAACCTGCCGAAGGCGGCCAACTTAAGATTTTAGAGAGTTCAGCGAAGCGATGGACCTAAACTTCGAATTCAAAACCAAAGAGCAGGAGAAGTTCTTCTACTCAAAAGCACGTAATAATTGCTTCTCTGGAGGATTTGGAAACGGAAAATCGTGGATTGGATGCGCACGACAATTCATGATGCTCGCTTCTTACCCGAATTACAGAAGTCTCATCGGAAGAGAGAAATTTACGGATCTTCGCGAAACCACCATGAGGACATTCTTCAAGATATGTCCTGAAGAGTTCGTAGAAGCCCATAACATTGAGAAGGGCATCACAACTCTTAAAAATGGTTCGATGATCCTTTGGAAGCATCTGGACGCATTCAACGAACAATCCCTAAGGGGATTGGAGATAAATTCAGCTCTCTTAGATCAAGCTGAAGAGACTCGTGAAGCAACATTTTATGTATTAGATTCACGTATCGGTAGATGGGACCAAGCTCAGGTTCCAGATTACATTAAGGAACAGAGTGGATTAGGTAATGATTGGCCTAAAGAAGAGAGGGGTAATGATAAAGTCCCGAACTTCTTTGACATCTTGTGCAATCCTGATACGAAATTCCATTGGATCTATAAGAAGTTCCATCCTGAATCTCCAATGAGAGATCCTGATTACGGATGGATTCATGCTAAAACGGTGGCCGCTCTCAATGACCCCAAAACCATTGAGAATATGCTAAAGCGAGATCCCGAGTGGGTCGCAAAATACTTTGAAGGTCAATGGGGAGCGTCTTCAGCCCAACTTCATTACATGGATAACTCTTCTATAATTGATCTTCCAGCGGAAGAGATGTATGATTTTATGAAGATGGTCTTACGTGAAGGAATCCTTTACAGGTCATTCGATCATGGTGAAGCATCACCTTCATGTTGTTTGTGGGTTGCTCACTTCCGTGGCGTCTACATTTTCTACCGTGAATATTACGCTCCAAATACACTCATCGGAGATCACAGGAGAAATATATCTGATCTCTCCAGAGATGAGAATTACGCAGGGAATTACGCCGATCCATCTATCTTCAAGAAATCCACTCAAAAGAACGGGGCTTTTTGGACGGTGGCGGATGAATATCTTACTCTAGACATCAAAGCTTCCCCAATTTATTGGGAAGCGGCCGACAACAACGAATACGCCACGAGAAATAGAATCAACGAGCTTCTAAATAAAAGTGATGAATTTACCCACCCGGTCACGGGTGAGCGACACGCTCCAGGACTCTACTTTATCAAGAAGCGAAGCGACCACAACTTTGGGTGTTATAACGCCATCGATCAATTGTTGGCCCAGCGACGTGAGGAGCTTGGCTCAGATAACGGAAGAATTATATATGCGGATGATCGAGATACAAGTATCACAGATCACGCATATGATCCAATTCGTTACTTTGTTGCGATGCACTCGCGTGGGCTGAAAAATAAGCGGCGTGAAATTCCTCAGAGAAGTTTGATGGCATTTGATAGATTCGAGAAGATGCGTAATGTGATGCGCCCATTATCTAAAGGATCAATGCCCGCGAAGCGGGATTGGGTCTCGTAAGTTAATTAAGTAATGGAAAATAATTACTGGACAAAACGATTCCACGCGGCGGATCAAGCCTACGATTCGTGGGCTAATGAATATATGTGTCAAACGCTGGAGGAATACTACCGTGGAAAGCAATGGAATCTTCAACTCTCCCTCGGGCCAGATAACCGTCCCTACACTCTAAATCTGGTCTACTCCACCATCAAGATCAAGTTAGCGAATTATCTCGTCAACACTCCTTACATCATTGCAGTCCCCAAAGCAATTGACGCTTCATACGATCTTGAGCGAAGTCTGGCCTCCGCGCAGCGTAAAGAGGCTTACGTCAACACTATAATCCAAAACCCCAAGAACAAGTTCTCTTTTAACTTGAAGAAGTGTATCCGTGATGGCTTCTTTAGGTTTGGAATCATGGAAGTTGCGTATTCTGGTTCGTTTATCGAGAATCCCAAGGCACAGCGGCCAGAATGGGCGTCTGATACGGACAGTGAAAAGTCTAAAGATCGTATCATCACAAAGCCCGAACTCCTCACCGAAGAAGAGCACATCTTCTTTAGACGCATCTCTCCGAAGAATTTTAGAGTGTCTGAGCGATCCGAGGATTCTCTTGCATCTTGCGATTGGTACGGGTATTACGACTATGCAACGAAATCCGACTTCGAGAAAGCCACCGGAGAGAAAATTGGTTCAATTTCCAGCTCGGAAACTTCCGCAGAAGCTAAATATAATAAGGAAGAGAACGTAACCAACGTCAAGAACGCAGTAAAGTACTGGAAAGTGTGGGATAATAGATCACACAAGAAGTACATCGTTTTAGATAACGATGGGGAGATTTATTATGAAGAGCCATTTACCTACTCTCCTATCGTGGATTTTCGTTGGGATTTGGACTTTGATGGCTTTTACCCAATACCTCCGGTATTTCATTGGTTATCACAGCAAGACGAGATTAATGAGGCTAGAGAACAAGCCAGAAATCATAGAAAGAGATTCGTAAGAAAGTTTCAGGTTGGTAAGGGCGTCTTCTCTCATGAAGAACTTTCTAAATTCAATCATGGCCCCGACGGAACAGTTATTGAAATGGAGCGGGTTGATAATCCAGGAATCGTTCCCATAGGGAACGCTGATCTCGGCGCACAAGCAATTCAATCCCTTGGAGTAACTCGTGAAGACTTCAACATTATATCAGGAACTTCAAGCGAAGCGCGCGGAGTCGCGGATCGCCAAACTGCAACTCAAGCCCAGATTATCGAAAACAGGTCGAACGTTAGGGAGACCGCGGACACAGAAGACGTTAACACTTTTATCACAGAGATTGCTAGGCTTGCAATCATCACAGCCGGGGACCGGCTTACCTTACCAGTTATGGTTGAATCGACTGATAAGTCTTCCCAACTCTACCAAGAATACAAACCCGAGACGGAATATAAGCTCTTAAATCCTGCGGATCTAGATGATGGGTATGAGTTCAAACTTCTTGTAGACGTAAGTTCGACTTCTCCAGCGCAGAATGAAGTTGAAAAGACCAAGTTCATTGAATTCATTTCGATTCTCAAGAACTTCCCAGAACTAGCCATGAGTCCGCTTCTCATTCGAGAAGCAGCATATAAAGTGGGATATCGAAATGAGCGAGTAATTCGTGAGATGCAAAACGCGGCGTTACTTCAAATGATGGCCGCGCAGGGTGGGGGCGCTCCAGCCGCAGGCGGCCCACAACAGAGTGCAGGCGGAACTGGAGAGATGCAGCGCGTAAGCGAGCAAAATACTCCCCCAACTCAAGATGATATAAATAATCAACTGAACAATCAGTTAGTTCAATAGAAACTGGAGAATAACATGGAAAAATGGGAACAGTACAAAGCACTTCATGATGACGAAAACATCTCGTGTGATGATGCACTAGTAATTTCTAATTATTGCATCTCAAATCAGCTACCAGCACCAACTCTTAGAGTTGTGATGCCCTCCACTGCTTTTGAAGATGGCATGACCATTGATGACTTTGTTAAGCTCAACGGTTTTCCATCGGATGAACCTGTTCATGTCATGGGTAAGTGGGGAAGTAAAGTACCTGTGGAAATGAAGCAAGTTCGAATCGCTGCGGATAATAATGACGTAAATGAATATCCTGGTTGGGAAGATTACTTCTTGATGCTTAACGTCTCCAACGCACAGCAAAGAAGTAAGGAAGAAGCTGTGATGTACGTATTCCAAAATGATCCAGCTAAAGAACAGGAGTTCTTTGGAGATTTTGAAAAGTTATGAAGAAGAGTTCAGTAAAATTACTAGCAGCGAAACTGGCCGCGCGGCCGCCTTCGGCTAAAACGCCAAAAATGCGTAAATCCGTAGGTTATTAATCTTTTCATTTAACCAAATTAGGAAATTCAACAAATGGTAGAAGAAGCAAATGTCGATAATATTCAATCCCAAGAAGGGGGCATCACTGAATCGAGCGGGAACGTTCTTCAGGAAAGCCAAGGGACTGGGGACAGTGCGGGGACATCAACAGGGAAAGAAGGGAAAGACCTCTCTGTATCTGACTCTTCAACGTCCGATGACGAAAAGCAAGAGCAAACCTCAGCACTATCGCTTTATCGAGCACTAAAAGATCCCCGAACTGCAAAGTCCATTCTCACTGTTCTAGCTCAAGAGCATAACATCTCCTTCGGGCCGCGCGACACTCCCGAAGTAAAAGCAGAAAAAGTTAGTTCTCTCCGTGATGTTATCAAGGAAGAACTTGGCGATGAATACCAATTCCTAGCTGGAAAGCTAGGGAATGTGATGGAAAAGGTTTTAGCTAATGAGCGTAAACTTAGCGCAGCTCAACTAGCAGAAATTAGCAACCGCCAAGCGGAACGCGAGGCGGATGAGGCTTTTACTTGGCTTGCAGCAACATATACTGACGCAGGGGAGTACGAATCAGAAATAGCTGTACTCATTGAGCGTACTCCAATGCCAAAAGGCATTTCGGCTAAAGAACATCTTGAAGAGCTTTATGCGATTGCTAAACATCGAGGAAACAAGGTGAAGCAATCGAAAGCGTTAGCGGGTAAAATCACCCGCAATTCATCCGATCCAGATACAAAACTAAACGGAAAACGCCCGACTGACGCTGGAGTCAAGGCGCGGCCAGCAGAATCACTAGACGATGCCATAGCTAGAGCTATGGAATCCATCAAGTGATATAACAGGGATTCAAAATCCCGAAGGGATTTTTATGGCCATCACGTTTGGCGATACCTCAAATCCCTCAAATATTACTACTTATCTTGACGCGCTTTTTAGCCAAACTCTTGCAAATTACAGCAAGAAGATGATTGATAATATTGGTAAATCCAATGCACTTTTCCATAAACTAATTGCTGGTAATATGTATGAGGACGGCGGATCTGGAACTTACATTCAGATTCCGCTCATGACCGCTCTAAACCCCATCGACACGTATGAGGGTTATGATGAACTGAGTGTTGCACCAATTGAAGGTGTAACTTCTGCGGTTTATCAATGGAGCAGCATTGTTACACCCATCGTGTATGCAATGCTCGACGTTCTAAAGAACAGAGAGCGAATTGTTGATCTGGTAAAAACCAAGATCATGCAAGCTGAGATGGGGATTCAAGAAGGCTTCATGACTCACTTCCTCCAGGGAAGTGGAAATGGCGCATTAACAACTCCCAAAGTTAGCGCAGTGAATGGATCTACTTCTGTTGATCCTATCGCTAAACTCATCGAGTATAGCACAACGGCAGAGACGGTTGGAAACATTTCTGGAAATACCGAAACTTGGTGGAGGAATCAGACCTTCACTTCAGTTGCTACCACTTATGTTGGCTTCTTGAAAGAGATGGTTAACATGTATAACAACTGCTCTAAGAGCGCGGGCGGCCCACCGGATCTTATCCTCATGGATCAGGGTTCTTATGAGCTTTTCCACTTTGCGTTCTTCAATCAGTATCGTCAAATCTCAGAAGACCAAAAGTTTCCATTTACTAATTTCAAGTTTATGGGAGCCACGGTTGCATGGGATGAGAAAATTCCCAATGTCTTTGCAGGTACTACGGACACTTCTACCACAACTGGTGGAACGGCCTACTTCATCAATACCAAGTTTTTTAGGATGAAGTACATGAGCGGCAGGGATTTTGTGATGCTCAAAGATGAGAATGGCAAGAGTTTTGCTAAGCCCATCAATGGTGATTCTCGTGTGGGCCATATGGTCTGGACGGGAAATATCTGTGTGAATAATCGTCGCAAGCATGGTGTTCTTGGCAAAATTGCCAGGTCGCTCACTTAAAGAGAAAGGAGATATAAAGAAATGAATACTCCTCAAGTTGGCGCTCCTAGCAGTGGTGATCGTACCAGACTTGTAGTTAAAAATGATTCTGGTGTGTCTATTCCTCGTGGCACTCCAGTTTCGATGGGTCTTGATGGAACAGAAGATGGACTTGCCATCAAACTTCCTTCTGGACTTACAACGGACTTGGCTACGACTTTCTTCATGGGAATCACTACCGATACAATTGGTATTGGCGCTTATGGTGAAGTTGTATCTTTTGGTATTCACAAGAATGCCATTCTTCTTCGCGCAACGCGCGCTTCGGATACTTCAAATTGGGCCGGTTCGACCTCAATGGCTAAAGGCCAGCTTTTGAGTCTCGACACGGTTAATAATTGTTTTTCAACTGCCGCAGGTAGTGCAGCTTTTGCTTCAACAGACGCAACGACTTTCTACGGAAACCGTCTTGCGTTTGCGTTTTTGGCAAGTGATGTTGCTTCGTTCAATTCTACATTGAGCACGGCAACAACAAATGGTACGGCTCTAACGGTTTTGGCGAGAGTCTTCGTGAAGGCCCTCTAGCCCTTGCGGGATTTTAGCTTTGATCGTTAGAAGATTTTAGGTTTATTTTCCGGTAGACCTAGTATGGGCCGCTCCCCGTTACCCCCGGCGGGCGGCCCACTTTTTAAAATTCATATAAGTTTCAGCATGAAGAACAAAATTAATACACTAATCGGTATAAATAACTTATCTCAGGTAGATCAGCTTGCATACTCCAATCATATGCAATTCTTCTACCGCTTGGGCGTATATAAGGGAAGTGAGGATAAAAAGAAACTCACCCCCGAAGGTGGTAAAGACGTTAACTTTGCTCTATGTAATCCAAGACGTATGAGCATCGACAGGATGCGAAATGAAGCTGCTAAGGTTGCTCTTGAAGGTGATTTTGATTACCTTATGTTCATTGATGATGATGTCTTACTCCCAATAGATGCGTGGCATAGACTCGTTGAGGCGGACAAAGACATTATCTGTGGAGTCACGCACATCAGAGGATATCCGTATCATCCAATGATTTTCAACTTCACAGATCCTGCGTACAAAAAGAATTCTTTTGTAGATGACTATGAAGAGAAGGCGGATAAGGAGAGCGGCCTTCTTAAAGTTGACGCCGTGGGATTTTCGTGTTGCCTGATAAAAGTGGACTTACTTAAAAAAGTCATACCCCCATTCTTTGTCACAGGAACTCACCAAACTGAAGATGTATTCTTTTGTAAAAGAGCTGCGGAGCAGGTGGCTGATGTTAGCATCTTTGCACATACATGGGTGAAAACAGGTCATTTGTTAGGCACGGAAATTATTCACCCTGAGAGCGTTAAATTTCAAAAAGAATTTGATGAGAAGAGATATCCTGGAATTGAAAAGACTGTGAATCCTGAACGTCAGGATAGAGATCCAGCGTCTTTAATGGCTGTATTAGCTGAAAAATAAAAATATCATGAAGCTTAATTTAGCTTGTGGGCTTACTAAACTCGATGGGTATGTAAATGTTGACGTTAATCCAGAAGTTGAGCCAGATATGGTATTGGATGTCGCAGGAATTCTTCCATGGAAAGATGGGGAGGTTGAAGAGGTTGTATTCTTCCATGCCATCGAGCACATCGAGAAGCGATTCCACCTCTCCTTACTTTCTGAATTCCATAGAATTCTAGGCCCGAAGGGAAGACTGGTTTTAGGTTATCCTGAGTTTAGCGTATGTCTCAAGTTTTGGCTTGATAACTTTATGGGTAAGCGAGCTTTTTGGGAAAACTGTATCTTTGGCCGCCAGCTCGACCCCAAGGATTTTCACGTATGCGCGATGCACACGCCAGAATTGAAGGACTTCCTCCTTACGGTTGGATTTGAAGATATTGAGACTCGTAATGAGGAGAATAACGGAAATCCTCAGTACACTGTTTTGCGCGCCCGTAAAGGCGTGGCGCGGCCTACTTATGAGGACGTTCTAACTCAGCGGATCTTTGGAAATGTAAAACCGTTAAGTGTTGCAGTTTCTGATGTAAATAAGATGGTTGGAAATTAAATGCGCGCATATATTATTTCTGAAGTGGCATTTAAATCTTTTGAAGATGAGTTTTTACATAGCATAAAAGATGATTTATGTAATAAGAATATGCTCTCAACTTCATTACATGCCAAGTTTACTGATATTGAGCGTGACGAATTATATCGTATGCTTCACTGCCGATTTTATCAATTTAAACGTAAATTGGAATCCGTATGACTCGAGATGAGCTATCAGCTTTAGTCCAAACCAATCTCAACGACTCTGGAATCTTCACGACCCCTGAAGAAGTTCAAGACGCGATTCAAGATGGTTATGAAGATCTCACAGTAACTCACGGCCTACTCCCCAAAGCAATTGCTATAAATGAGACCGCAAATAGAGTATTTTATGATCTTGTCACTCTCATCCCCGACTTTGTGGCGCTGCGCGGGATTTATAGAGCCTCAACTAAATATTGGTTAGTGAGTCGTGACATTAGATGGATGCAATATCAGAGAGATGATTGGGAATTGCAAACAGGAAGTTCAACAGACTTCTGGGTTGCTAATTATAGACGTGTCGCGTTGTTTCCACACGCTACTGTGAGCACCGCTTCAAATCTTTGGGTGTTTTATTATGCAAATGCGCCAACACTTCTTGGGTCATCTGATCTTAACATTCCTGTGGATTCTGGGTTTCGTGCTTTGGAGAATTACGCTACTTCTGTACTCTTAACCAAAGCAGAAGAATGGACCAAAGCAGAGATCTATGAGAAGCAGTTCAATGAAGACGCTGAAGAGTGTAAGACTTTTCGTAACCGTTTGATCTTACCCGACTACGTTAATGGTTTAAGGGGGTCATGGTGATAATTCAATTCGTTGTGGTGTGTCTGATATGCGCTCTAGCGTTATGGGCGTTAAGGCAATTCCCCACTCTTGATGGGACTATTGTTAGGTTCATCAGCATTGCAGTGTACGTTCTACTTTCCATCCTACTTATCAATCTAGTACTCTCACTTTTGTTTGGAACTTCTCTAGGAGTAGTGTTGAGGAAGTACTAAATGCCAATCATTTGGGAAGACGCATATCTCAGTAACTTGTTGAGCGAAGCCGAAAAGCGCATCGCTTCTGATCTTGATTTGCATTTCGAGAAGTATGCGCTTACCATAAACGCTGACCAGAGCACTTATGGTTTGGACCCTTCCATAAAGAAAGTGATGTATATCACTTGGGAAGGTAAGAAGCTAGAGCCGATGGATTTCAATGAGGCTAATAACCTCATGTATAACCGTGCGGTGGTGAGTGAAGTAACTAAAAATGAGTATTCGTCAGGTATTCCGAGATACTATACTGTCCATCCTACTAATCTCAGCGTCATAAGACTAATTCCAACACCGAATTCTTCCAAAGTCCCAACGGGACTTGAAGACCTTTGGGATGCCACAGAAATAAGACAGCAGTGCATAGTAACTTGCTACAGGACTAGTGATCCCACTGACGCGGAATTTGCACTTCCTGACCATTTGGGCCGCCGCTACAAGAAACATTATGCTCTCTACCGAGCGTTCTTACGCGAGGGTAAGGGTCAAAACCTAATTGCATCAAATTATCATAAGATGAAATATCGTGGTCAATTCGAGGTACTGAAATTAATAAATGCCAGTACTTATGTCTCGAAGAGACATAATTTAGAGCCGAGTGATTTAAGGAGTCGCGGAGGATCATTTCCAATGCCTCAACTTCCTTCAAACTATCCAGGGAGAAAAGTCTAATGAGTGAACAAAATGGGTTGATTAATCTTCGCGGCTACGTAGAGATTGCTCTTTATGATGCTGCGCAAAAAGAAGTAGACAGGATCAAAGCTCCTATTCAATGGGAGAAGAACGACAACACTATCGTGACTGCTGGAAGACGGTTTGTTCTTCAACAGATCATATCCAGTGACATGATTACTTCTCAGAGTATTGGTTATATGGCCGTTGGAACCGGAACAAATGCACCTGCAACATCTGACTCTGCTCTTCAGAGTGAGACGACTCGCCTAGCGATTGGGACATTTACCACAACTAATCTAACATCTAATCCGCCATCGTGGATGGCACAAATGTCTCTTGCAACTAATCAAGGGAATACCACGCTAGGTGAAGTTGGCCTCTTCAACTCATCGTCTGGAGGGACTTTGTTAGGTAGAGCTACCTTCTCCACCATCAACAAGACCACATCTAATACTCTTGGTCTTTCGTACACTGTTTCGAACTAGCTTTTCTTTTTAATAAATTACTTTTTTAAGTGGGGATAAATTGAAGAAGATAACTGGAACCGGGCACGGCCTAATGATTGGAATACCAACTCTTGGCCGCCCGTTAACTCTGGATTGGGCAATGGCTTTCAAAGGTCTTTGCCCTCCAATAAATTATAATTATAACCATATGGTTGTGAAGAATCAACCCGTAGATGTAGCGCGTGAGGCGATAGCTGAGAAAGCCCTGGAACAGGGTAATAAATATCTTTTCTTTTTGGGTGATGATGTAGTAGTACCAAATCCCACCTTGAGACAACTCATATTTAGGATGGAACAGAACCCAAAGATTGGTGTTGTTGGGGGAGTGTACTGTTCCAAGAGTGATCCGCCCGCTCCATTAGTGTTTCGTGAAAATGGGATGGGATCATATTGGGATTGGAAAGCGGGAGAGTTCTTCCAGGTGAGCGGTCTGGGTATGGATTGCACTCTTATTAGAACTGAAGTTCTTAGTAAGATGAGTAAGCCTTGGTTCAAAACTGTTGACACAGATCAGTTCAAAGATGGTGTAAACCAAGCTGATATGTGGACTGAGGATCTCTACTTCCTCAACAAGTTGAGTAAGGAAACTGATTTTGAAATTTGGTGCGATGGATCTCTGATCTGTGGTCACGAAGATGTATACACAGGTAAAACGTATTCCCTCTCTTCGAATTCTCTACCGCTACGCAGAATGGCTGTTAATGGATTAAAGAGAGCAATAGACATAGGGTGTGGGCCGCTCGACCGCTCCCCGGATTTTCCAGAATACACTTTGGTTAGAGTTGACATAAGAGAAGAGTGTAATCCAGATTACCGATGCGATGTCACAGAACTACCTTTTGGTAATGCGGAATTTGATTTGATATTTAGTTCTCATGTGTTAGAGCATTTCTCCCGCGAAAAGTGGAAGGTCATTCTCACGGAGTGGCTTAGAGTATTGAAGCCTGGTGGTGATGTGTTCTTTGTACTTCCCAACGTAAAGTGGGCCATAGATAACTTCAGTGACGCGAAGCAACATATAAACGTAATGAATGTGTTGTACGGCGGCCAATCCAATGATTACGACTTTCATTACAACGGATGGTGGCCCGAGAAGGTAATTCAAGTCTTCAAAGAGTTTGGATGCACAACTCCAACGATTGAGCACAACGGCTACAACATGATGATTAAAGCCCGCAAAGCGGGTAAAGCATTAGAACCTGAATTTGTAGCTAGCGAATTTGTTCCGCCAACTCCAGTAGCTCAAATTGTTGAGGCTAGCGCGGCCCGCACAGCGGGTAAGAGTCATAAACATAAAAAGAAGAGGTAACCAACGAAGTGGCGAATGCAATTAAGTGGTCTGCTCTAGGAACATTTACTACAATTATCAATGGAGATGCGACTGCACCAACTTTAAAGAATTTAGCTAGTACATCTTCAAAGTTGGGGAGTGAGGTAGATAACGCTACTTCACATAACCGTTATGCGGATTTTGATCTCTATTGTAGATTTCAGAGTTCCCCAAGTGCTAATGGTTATTGTGAATTGTATCTTGTGCAGGCCGTTGATAGTACTAACTATGCGGATGGGTCTGATTCTGTAGCACCCGCTATCACTACACTTGTCGGAACATTTCCCGTAAGAGCTGTTACTACGCAACAACGAGTCGCTTTGCGGCATGTTCTTCTGCCTAATACAAAGTTCAAGCCGATCATAATCAATCAGTCTGGGCAAGCGATGACCAATACTGATAATGAGAATATCCTCAGCATTCGCACTTATAACGAAGAACTTCAGTAGGTGGCAATGTGGGATTTTTCAAGCCTATAAATCCTAGATTAATCCGTACTCACCCCCTAGCTAGAAATATAGTTGGGGCATATCTCTTTGGATATGGGGGCCGTTATGTTATAGAACACGCTTACGGACTGCATCTTTCTGATGCTTCGGATCAGGGGACTGCAACCACCCGCGTTTACGGCAAAGTTTTATACACAAATACAAAAATTATATCTGGATCTGATGCGGCTCTTCCTAGCGGTAACAATCCATTTACGTTTGTGTATGGCGGAATCCCAGACCCTTCTACGACAGGGCAGATTTTTAACTACGGCACAACTGGAGCTAACGGACAATTTCGTGGATTTAATTGTGATACAACCACCACTATAAAATTCGGGCATTGGGGAGTTGGATATGATTTGGGTGCAACCACAACCGCAGGAAATAACGCCACTCGAAGGGTTGTGTACGCTGGAACTCATGATGGAACGACGTGTAAGATCTATGAGAGACATCAAGATGATGCATTTCACGAGATAGCTAGCGCGGCCCGCACACTTGATATACATAAAGGTGCTTCTGTTACATTCTTTAAATATGTAGGTGGTTCAGAATACCATACTGGATATACAAATTTCGTGTATTTCTACAACCGTGCATTAAGCGCGGCTGAATTATCTACCTTGACGGTAGACCCCTATCAAATTTTTATAGACCAAGCTAGACCTTTAGTTTCGTATGTAATTTTAAATGCTGCACAGACTGTAACTAAGTCAGACGATTTAGCCCAACCTTGGACTGACGCGGCCACCGCAACGCTTGGATTTCCAGCAGGTCATAGACAAGTTTCGATTGAAGATAAGATTATTCGTAACGGATCTATTAACGGGAATAATCTTGCGCTTCGAGATGGTATTGGATTTGTTGTTGGCCCCTCTGGACCAGTAAATATCGCGGTAGCAGATCTTGGAATCTTCTTAGACGATTCTTTACTAAAGATAGGTTACGGAATTAGCGTGGCGGATTAGGATTTAAAGATGGCAGGGCTAAATAATTGGAGTGATTCGGTGCTTGCTTCACCTGGATATGGTGTTGAAGCATTCGACTCGATGTTCTATGATAATTTTGATGCGTTTGAGCTAAGTTTTGGAACACCGTCAGGTGGCGGCGGGGCCGACCAGTTAGTACTAAGTGACGCCGTTTTAACTCAACTTTCATTAGCCCTTTCCTTCGGTGACTCATTTTCTTTTGCTGATTCAATTGCTAATTCGCAATTCTCGGTAACTGCATTTGCTGATTCGCTGAGTTTGAGTGACGAGTTGGGTCTACGCCTAAATTTAGGTTTGATATTCAGTGACACAGGAAGTATGACTGATGGTACGTCGAGTGCCACTAACGATCAGTTGCTTCAAACTGTGAGTGATGATTTAAATCTTTGGTTAGATGCATTTGACTCTTTGAGTAGTACTAGCGAAACAACATATTTACGCCAGTACCTAAATGACGTGGTAAACTAAGGAGTTTCGATGGCCGCTATAGCACGTCAAAATTGGGCGCGGGGTTGGGTTCCCTCCGGGGACTTCATAAATGGCCCTAAAGATGGACTTGCGCGCATGGACAACCTTCAGTTGGATGAAGATGGTGCGCTAACTCTAGTTCCAGGAATTACTGATATTTATGATTTTAGTTCTTGGCCGCACACCCTCTTCTCGAAATTCATCGGTAACAACAAGTTCAGGTATACCATAAATGCTAACGGCGACATTACTCGTAATGGTGGTGTTTTCCATACTGGTGCTGATTCCCTTAGGGGATCTTTTGCGGTACATCGTGGCTACATACTAATTTGCTCTGGGAATGTTCGGATTAAAGATGATACCGTTAATACGTTCAATCTTGGAATTATACGGCCTGATGGAACGCCATCAATTGAGGTAGCATCACAAGCACGTACAGAATTAACTGCGCTTGGAGTTTCTACAACTTTTGATACTGATGCCGCTTTTGTAGCCACTGCCGAGCCAACTCTTCTAACTCCTGACTCAACTGTAGCTAATTCTGCGGCCCCCCAAGGTGGGGACGGAATTGTATTGAATGTCCGTGTTGGTGATACTTCTAAACTTATCAAAGCTCGACTTCAATTTAATTTAGATGCTGCGTCAGGCGAGACGGATTACTTTTACTTCGAGTGGGCAAATGACGTGGGCGGCCAATTCAAGGGTGGAATTAACGCTTGGAGCACTCTATCCGCAGATAGAAGTGCATTCATCAAAGTAGGGAATTCCACGAAGGGTTGGACGGAAATTAACTCCATCAAGTTTCAGCTCTTTTTCACTGACACAGTGAATAGCAATCTCGTAAATGAGATTCATACTATGGGTGGTGAACAAGGGCCGCTCACCGAGGCTTACGATTATTGTCAGGTTTATGTAACGAATGATGGAAAGTATATTGGGAAAAGTCCAGAAGGCCCATCATCTGGAGCGGTGTGGGTTTCACATGGGCATGTCATAATTACTCCACACACTTCAAATGCCACTGATGACGTAAATGAAGTTTGGATTTATCGTAGATCTACACGTCAAGAAGACGCTCACCGACCCTTTGGGTCGGTTCAACAACTTCCAGTGTGGTATCGTGTAGCAGTAATTCACGAACCATTCAATACGATCGAAGATCGAATGAGCGATGAGGAAGCTCTACGCCAAGAAACTCTCAAACCTGGCCTCATCAGTGTTCAGGATATTGTCGAGCCTCTTGTGGGTATTGTTGGTGAGTATAATTCTCGTGTACTTTACCTTACCGATAATTCTTTATATCTTTCTGAGATAGATAACCCAGATCTTGTTGATCCAGTTAACTCTTTCTCTTTCTCAGGAGCTACCGTTTCCCGTAACTTGTGGATTAAAGCCACAGACTCGGGGAGACTCTTAGTTGGCACGACTCAAGACATATTTGAAATCACCGGAACTCTTGTAGACTTTCCAGACGGATCTGTTGATATCATCATCCGAAGGTTAGGGGTTTCTCATCCTCCTATAACTCGTGAGACTTCAACATATCAAGGGGCCATCTTTTATCTAAGCTCCGCTGGACTCGTACAACTCATCGGCTCCAATTCACTAGTGATTTCAGACCAACTGCAACAGTTGTTTGATGGTAACGAAAGATATGGAATAGCTCCAGTTAGATTAGTGGGAAATGATCTTCAGACATCCCCGCTATGCGTGGCTAAAAATAAGCTGTTCACAGCTTTGGAGTTAACTGATGGAACAAGATGGTGCTTCATCTTTGATCTGGTAAAGAAGTATTGGATAGCGTATTACACCGATCCTAATTCGTTCTTCTGTGAAGAAGATGGGAGATTACTTGCAGGCTATAACGCTCCAGCGCCCGCTCTCAGAGAAATATATACTTACGACGATACTACATTTGCCCGTGATGTGGTCTTTCAGACCTTCCATGATGATGACAATCTACCACGTAATCGTAAAGATGTCTTTACACTAAAGATTACCGCTGATACGGGAGGGGCGCCCGTGAATGTTAGTGTAGCCAAAAATGGATCAGTTCAGTACTACACCGTGATGAGTGGAGTCACGTTCACTGGACGTGAGGAGAAATTCATTACGATTGCTGAAACCACAGGACTGGGTTTAGGTAAGACTTTTAGTGTTAAGATTCAAGGCACTGCATTAACTCGATTCAAGTTGTATAACTTTAGCATCGAATATCTTCCAAGACCCGAACAACTCACATACTTGCGTCTAAATTACAGCAATCTTGGAACAGCTTCACGTAAGAGATTCGTGAATTTCCCAGTTGAGATCGACACGCTTAGTGTCGATTGTGAATTTGTGCCCATCATAGATGGAGTCGTGTATCCGTCCAGTCTCATCAATTTTGGGCGCAAGGGTACACACATCCACTACTTTGACACAGAAGCAGTGGGCACAGACATTGCAGCTATAATTTGCGGATTCTTTGAGTTCTACACTGCTCGTTATGACGAGATGATCTCAGAGAAGATGCCGAATCCTGTAACATATCTAAGGATACCACAAACTGATTATGGAACACCCAACCGTAAACGTCACTCTAGCTATAAGTTCAGAATCAATACACGTGGAAGTACGGTTAGACTCACTCCAAGACTTGATGGAGTTAATCAAACTAGTTTCGACTTCTCCACAACCGAACCCACTGTTGTTGAATATCTCTTTACCCCCGCTTCAAACTCCGATCCAATTGCCATTAACATTGGGGGTGTACTTGAGTCAACAACCACACCAAAAAGTCCTTTCGAATTTTATGACGTTATTAAGCCGCAGATTATAGAAGAACTTCCGCCTAGACTCAAAGAGTTTAGAATTCCAGAGACTAATTATGGTGTGGCATCTAAGAAGAGAATTAGGGTAATTCCATATGAAATCAATACCAACGGGTCCGACGTTACGTTTACCCCTATCATTGATAATGTTGCTGGTACCCCATCCACTGTTAATACCTCTACTCGCAACACTGCGTATCATTACTTTGATACGGATGTGTTTTGCACTGATATTTGCGGAAGCCTCGATGGTGATGAACCGTTTGAATTTTATGGATTAATGAAGCCAGAGGTTGTAGAAACACTCCCCGTGCCGACACGGTTTACTCAGATTGGACCATTGAGGTTTGATAAGTTAGCGAAATTCCAAGCACTAAGGGTAAGAGCTATCACAACTAACGGGCCTATTCCGTATAAAATCATCATCGAGAATGAAGCAACACTTCCGTCGAGCGCGGCCAGCTTAGGTGAGTATTCGGGAATCATTCCAGCCATCACGAATAAGGATGACGTATATGAAGTGATGCTTCCTAAGACCGTGAACGGAACTATATTTAGAATTGAGTTTGGGCCTAACGCACTTCCGTTCTATATGTACGATGTTCAGATAAAACACGTACTCTCAGGTATGCAAGCTGACCCTAAGTGGATAAAAGCCTTTAGCTGGAAACCCAATGCTTAGAGATATCACAACACTTAACGATGCTCAAAAGGCCCTACGTGATCTTGATGATCGCGTTTCTAAACTATTCATTTCTAATATTGACATGAAAGGACGAAGAGTAGTAAATGCAGGAGCTTCACGCGAAGCGGGTGATTACGTAACAAGGGCCGAGATGGAGAGTGCTTTTGTAGATTTAAACTCAAGAGTTGAGAATTTAAGAGCTGAAATAGAGAGAATTAAGATCAGGCTAATTGCTGGTGGGATTTAACTTTAAACATGAGTTGCGTATCCAACATTACTCAAGTTTTGGCCGCGCCCGATGTTCCAGCTTCGCACTGGTTCGGGAAGGGGCCAACTTACTACGGGCCATTTGAGTATGCTTCAAATCTTTACATTGCTCAAATCATAAATCTAACCACGAGTGGTCTCCAACCGGATGAGCCTGAGTATGATATTCAAATTCTTAAAAGTACAAATGGGGGCTTGACATGGGCAATAATTGCAATTCTTTCTCATCCTGAAATAGATTTTTTTGCAGAACAGAGATGTCAGTTCTTTATTTCGGGTTCAATAATTTACTACGCGTACTTACGTAACACTAGTACATTCTCTCAGATAAATATAGACCTCGGTAAATATGATATAGTAGCTAATGCCTTTTCGCATAGCTTTAGTACGTTGGGGCCGCACGTAGCTAACTTAGCTGATATTCCTACATTTGACCAGATGAGTATTTCTCGTCAGGCATTTGATGCATGTATAGTGGGAGGGGTTATCTATGTTGGATATGCCAACACAGAAAGTGATCCTACTCCAGCCTTCGCGGGGCTAACTTATTATTATACAAAGTGTGCGGTGGCTAAATATGTCATAGCCACTGATACATGGACAGAAGTTCTTCCATACGCACAAACTGGAACTGTAGTTTACACGTTCTTCAGCATTATCCCAGGTGACGGTTGTTTACACACCTTTCTATTTCACCATACTTTAAATCCGCTGTTTCCAAATACGCCACCACAGATCACTGAAGCATTGGTGCATTATTCACTAGACTATGACTTAAATTTATTGTCTTCTGAGACAATTCACACTAACATCAATCTTGTGGAAAACCTAGACCATCCAAAACCTATTACATTTCTGGATGGTGGAACTAAACGAATTGCTGTTGGTGTATTTGAAGAGACTTATCATGTGTCTTCGCCTCATATCTTCAGTAGTCCATATTTTAAAATCTTCGAGGGGGCTAATGCATCAGTTCCTAGCTTCTCACTTGCTAGAACATTAAATGTCTCTGAGGTTGATCCCAACATCGAATCAGTTTTTGGAATAATAGTTGGTAGCCAATATCAAGTATCTAATTCAGCTATCTATTGGACTGGAACAAATTATAGTGTTTTTGTGGATACTTTAACCGAAGGTGGGAGTTCTACTTTCTCATCTAAGTTATGGAAAGTAGACTACACTGGAAGTGCTTGGGAAGCGTGTGAAATTCTAAATACTCAGGATGTTAACACATCTACTTCTTGGGTTCAAGTTGGAGTTGGAGTTTATATTGGAACTTCATATGGAGATTTCATTTCTTGGGGTTTAGCTGATAGAGATGATTTTGCTCCAGAAGGTTACTTCTATACCGCACTAATTGCAGCCTCAATTAACTTAAGTGTTAGTGTCAGTGATACGCTAGTATTCGCAGATCACGTAACTGTTCCAGTACCTTCAACCCCAGGAGGGGGTACGGAAGTTCATAATTGTCCTGATGTTATAATTTCTAGTGCATATTGCTCTAGCGTAAAGACCGCAGTGGATGATGAAGCACAACTTCATAATTGTGATGAGGAAGTGTTTACCGAGACTGCACAACCATGTTTAGAGATGGATTAAGAAAGAGAGTTTAGAGATGGCCGCTTTCGCACTACCACTAGCTTTGATGGGAATTTCAGGACTTTCTGGCCTTCTTGGAGGCCGTAAAAAGACGAATACTCAGACGCAGTCTAGCACTACAAATCAATCTGGTACTGATTCGTTTGATAACTCTTCAATGCCCGTCTTGACTCCTGAAGCACAACGGGCGCTTGAAGTGTTGATGCCGATGCTTCAGAATAGAGTTTCTCAAGATCCAGACTTGCGGGGATATAGAAGTGAGGGTTTAAGAAACATAGGCCAGGAAGGTATTGGTGCTAGAGCTAAACTTGCTCAGATGATCGCACAAAGAGGTTTGGGTAATTCTGCGGCAGCAGCGGGTTTATATGCACGTCAGGGAGATCAGGAAGCTACTAGTGCAACTTCTTTCCAAAACTCCATTCCACTTCTTGCTCGCCAATTCCAGGGTGAAGATCTAGATAGATTAATGAAAGTTACGTCCCTGCTTCCAACTGGAATGCGCCAAACTGGAACGCGGAATTTTAACAGCACCGGAACAACTAATTCGACCGGAACTATGACTGATCCCGGAAATCCGTGGGGCGGCCTAGTGAGTGGTTTGGGTCAAGGACTTGCTTCTACTTATGGATATAATTGGGCGCTAGATCAGCAAAAGAAGCGTGGAATAAATCCTAGCTATGGCGGGTATCAAGCTCCTGGTACATACAGTTCTGGGATGGGAAATACTTAAAGAAGGTGAAATATGGCTTTAAATCCCATCATAGAAGCGTTTATCACAGCGCGTGAGCAGGCCGCGCGCGACTTCAACAACAGCGAGAATCGTAAGTTCCAGGCGGAACAACAAAAAGAGCTGTTCAAGCAACAGACGGATCTTCAACGTGTAAATCTAGCTCAAGAGAAAGCTATTGCCGATGCACGTCAGCGAATTGCTGAAGCAGAACTGAAGCAACGTGACATCTTTGGAAAGCAATCACATAACCTGGAAGCGGCCCGAACTGCTACAGAGATGATTACTAAGGGTTTAGTTAAGCCAACAATAACTGGACTTGTAGGCAATGAGAATGCTCCAGTTGGTCAAATTGGTCAGATGGATCAGATGTTGAATCAGATTCCTGAGCAAGCTCCGCAAACAGGTACTGTGCCCAATGTTCCGGCCTTTTCTCCATTATTCGCTGGTGATGAGAATTTCACAAAACAATTCTTAGGCGCTGTAACTCCATATGAGCAAGTTCAAGAGCAGGAACTTCAGCAGAAGGCAATGCTTCAAGATCTTAAAGATGCTGAGTTCATGTTTCAGCAAAGAGTTAAAGATCAAAGTGCAGAGAAACTAGAAGGAATCCGAAATACTGGAAGGCTTGGAGTTGCAAGAGAACAAGGAAAATCTCGTGCTGAGATTGCAAGTTTGGACCGTGACGCGGCCAACGCACGAAACTCTGAGACTAATCGTGTAAGGCTTCAAATAGCAAGTGCTAGACTTGCATCTAAAATCAAATCCGATGGCGGGGCCGATGTTCCAATTCAAGATTTGAATAACTTTATTGATGGGACTTTTAGCACTAAAGAACTTGCCCTCTATCCGTCTAAAGAGCGTCTTCGCATCATAAAGGGGATGGACGCCCAAGGTTATAAACCGCTAACTCCAACCGATCAAACTGCGCTAAGTAGAATGGGAGTTATTAATCAAACTGTTAGAAATGCTGAGAGACTAGCTGAGTTGTATAATGATGGTTATCGTAAGAATGCGGCTGAAATTCATACACTAACTTCTTCAATTAATGCTGTTCTTGGTAATGTTTCTCGTGGAGTTGCAGGTGAAAAGGGTGTTTTAACTCAACCAGATATTGATCGAGTTAGACAGATTTTACCTTCCTGGTATGGGTCTATCATGACTGATGTTGCTTCTGCTTTAGGTGGTAAAGGGTATGATATAAATAGGGAAAAAGTTAAACAACTTAGACAGTATACACAAAATACTTATGGCCCTATATTTCATGGGAAGCATCCTGAACAAGCTAATATTTTAATGTTCAAGAATAATGCTGAAGGACTCTACACTCCACCTAAAATTCAGTTACGCGCCACTCCCCCTGAGTAGAGGTTAAAATGCCAGAGAAAACAGCGAATTACATAGGGCAAGAGCACATCTCTAAAAGTGGAGATAAGTGGTATTATCGAGAATTGCCGAGTGGAGAAAAAGGGTGGAGTCCAGAGCGGCCAACTGAAGAAGAGATTATTGCGGGATCGCGTGGAAGAGGTAACTTAGGTGGAACCTCTTCAGATAAAGAGCGAGCTAAGATAGTTTCTGAAGCAAAAGAATCTGGACTTTCTAATCTTGCGCTAGATACTGCGATCTCAGTCGGTGGTGATCTCACCACACTTGGAACGCACAGACTCATTCCTAAAGGCGTAGAACGTGAGGGGGTCAAAAAGGGGGCCGCGTTCCTAGCACAGAAGCTCTCAGGACTCACAGGTGGGTACTTAGGAGGAGAAGCGGCGTCAGCCGCGATGGGACGTGATGACTCGGACGTGATGTTTAGAACGGGCCTAGATCGTGCGATGGGTCAAGTAATAAATTACGGGATGGGAAAAGGTGAGAAAGTATTAAATCGAACCATTGATGCTTTCACCGGATCTACACCTGTGACGGGCGGCCAATATTTTAAAGGTGTAGTTGATGACGTACTTCCTCATCCTGCTAAAGTTCTTCGTGAGAAGTTGTTGAAGCGTGCATTACGTAATTCTCCTCCGACTCCGTCGCAAGTTAAAGACCTTGGGGAAGTTGTGGAGTTTGGTGAGAACTTTAATTTACCTACTCCTACTGCGGGTGGACTCTTTAAAGTAGATCCACGCCTTGCTGGAGATGTAAAGCGATCTGGGCTTGGTAAATCTATTCAAGAAGGTCAAGATGCGGTAGTTAGGGATCTTCTAGGAACTAAGAGTGCTGAGATTCTAAATACTGGATCTAATTTTGAAAGAGCTAAACTAGTTCAAGATACACACAGAGCTTATCGTAAAGAACGTAAAGCACAATTGAATCAGAAGTTCAGTGACTTCGATCAAATGATGGAGCAGACTCAAATTACTGTTCCAATTCCAGTACCTGGGATTAATCCAGCTACAGGACAGCCTTATCAATCTACTAAGATGGTTACTATAACCGGACCTGTTGACATTACGCCATCAATTCAAGAGATGGAGCCTCTTTCACAGGCTATTGCAGTTTTAGAGTCTCAGGGGAATTTGATCGGTCAGTCGGGCCGCCACGCCTCAAAACTGAAATCACTCTTTGATAACCTCTCGAATACACCTAAGATTAATGATAGGAGTATCGCTGACTACAACACGGTTAAAGAGATTCGAGCTGAGTTGAGTGACTTCGTAAATAGCATTCCTTCAGCTAACACACATAAAGCTCAGATTAGTGGAGTTGCAGCTAAACTCAGAGCAAGTCTTTCTAAAGACACGGATACCTCACTCATGGATCAGAGCATATATGACCCTCAAACTCAAGCCAAGTATGCTGAAGTGAAGGCTTTCACTAAAGAAAATGCTGGGATTCTAAAATCTAAGTTGGCCCTTGGGGCCGCGGCCAACGAAGACTCTCCGAATCAAGTAACTGGAAAGCAGTTTGATAAAAATCCAGAAACTCTTGTGATGAATGCGATAAAATCAGGTAGAAATGGACTAGATAATCTAGCAGTTATGCTTCCTCCTGGAGATCGTGATCTAGCTGGTGCTATTTATATGAAGCATGGATTAGATCAAGCACTAGATCCCAAAACTGGGATGTATGATTCAACACGTTTAAATAATTTCTTCTTTGGTGCTAATGGTGTTGGTGCTGGCGCGTTGGAGAGTAATGTATTTACGTCTCACCAACGAAAAACAGTTAGACAATTCGTAAAGTATATGCAAACCCATGAAGCTCTTGCGAACCCAACTAGTTCTGGGTCTGCATTAGAGAATACCGCAATTAAAGGTGCGGTGTATCTAGGAACTGCTGGAGTTGGAAAGTTGATGGGACACACTTTCGGCGCCGGTGGTGCGGTTGGTGGTGCCCTTGCAGCTGGTATTCCCATAACTCGTGACTTTCTTGAGGATGTTTTAATGGACCCCGAAGGGGGAAGGAAGATTCTCAACTATATTCACGCTCCAACTACTAAAGCTAAAGCAAATAATCTTCGGGATCTAATTGAATTCACGATTCGAAATGGGGCTAAAGTTGTGCTTCGTGCCCCTAACGGAGAAGAGGTAGAGAAGAACTAACCCGCGAAGCGGGGTTAGACCTCACTCTTGTTATAAATCTCAAGACATCTCGGTGTCATCTGATAATATATCTTAGGTTCTGCGATTATAGTTACGATCAATCCCGCTTGCTCAAGTGTACTTACTAGTTTATCTAGTTCTTCACTTGTGATTTGATGCCAATGATCCAGAAGCACTTGCTTACGATCTAGTTTATAGTTTGGTGCTTCAAATAATGCTGTTAACAGGATGGCCCCCGCCGATGCTTGTGTTCCTTTTCCGCTACTCATTGCATATGCCTCATAATTCGCCCGTAGAGATGTCGTTTGCACGATAGCCTCTTCCACGTCTGTCACTCCTATTTCCATTTCCCCTCTTGCTGCCGCAAGGATCATTGCGATTTTAAGAACTCCTGCGTGTATTCGGTGTGTCACTCCTGTTCTATCTTTAATTTTAGAGTACGACTTGTATAAGTTGTTGTACCACTTCTCATAGAATGTTATAGCGTCCTCGGTGAGTTTGAATTGGCCGCTCATGGCTCCGATGATTTTGAGACTTGCGAGAATAGCATCTTTACTACACTTCTCTTCGGGAATTCGCAACAACGAATTACTTTCTCTGCGTTCGTCTGGTTTAATCATGAAGGTGCGGCCTAAGAGTCCACCATATACGGCTCTGTTATCATAAACTTCTTTAAGAAATGTCTCATTAGATGCTGCAAGCATCGTGATGCACATATTCTTGATGACCACCGTCTCACTCTTTAATCCATATTCAAATACCTCCTTAAAATCATACATATCTGTGAGTATTGGGACGCATTGTGGATCTTCCACGAAGAATGAAGCCAACTCCTCAGCTACAAGAATCGCACTCCCTCCTTGAATTGTTACTCCTGACGCATAAGAAGATGGCTTATTTTGGCTCAAGGCTTGAAGGATCTTTTGAATTGAATTACGTCCTGAGAAGACTTTGGTCTTTCCTGACTCATTCAGAAGTGATGTTGCCATGAGCGGTCCACCGCTTTTACGATATTCCGCAGAGTCAGCTAAGAGCACTACATAAATGTTCGGATATATTCTTCTAAGTCCTGCCTGGATATGGACATTATTTCTTAGCGTGGCGGCTACCACCGCATAAGCACTCCATCTCCAAAATGATGTAGGAGATTCATATTCGCTAGTAAGAGTAATGAAGTCATTTATGAAGTTCATTACACTCCCCCGTATGGATCTTCTTTTCTCATCTCCATCGCGTCATACTCTTTTCCCTCGAATGAGTTTAACGTCTCTTTACTGAATTCAATGATCTTCATGTCGGGGTTGTTACTTACTACTGCTCTAAACGTGAACTCCTTGTTCTCTACAACTGTAGCCCATAAGTTATTTCTTAAACGATAAGTATCGCCGATTCCCATAACAGATTCCCTTCTAAACGTCAAATCTTAACTTCTTGTAGGTGCATCCAATTCTCACCAACACTTACTTCCGCAGGTACTACTAACTTCACATCTCTAGATAATGAGCAGGTAGAATAATCTAACGGCCTTTCCATAATTCTCTTCACGACCGCAAGATCAGAAAGCTCATTACCTATTCGTGTCTCCATAAGTAAGCCATCATGCATTTCTGCGAGAAAGCGTATTTTGGGCCGCTCGGCGAGAATTAGCGGGATGGAGAACTTAGTGTGATCCGAAACAGCGCTTTGAGGAATGTACGCGATGGCTTCTTTTATCAACTCGTCATTCATCGTGGCGAAGAAAGTCCGGGAGCGGCCTACGGGAGTTCTGAGTTTTCTATTTTTTCGCACTTCCTGTTCTATCTCGTAATGAAATACTTCACGTATCTTTGGATTCGCAGCGTGGAAACGCACTAGCATCTCATCACATGCCTTAATAGGCATATGCGTCATACTAGATAACATACCTCCCTTCATTTTGTAGTGGCCGCCGTGCCTTATTCTCTTTCCCATGTCATAGTACATGATTCCGATTCCAGGGATTGAGGGGCCGCTCTTAGTTATTAGTGCGGGGTCCATCCCAAATATAGCTCCAGCGGTCTTTGAGTGGACACTAGGCTTTTGATCGAATGATTCAAGCAATTCCCAGTCCTCTGCGAGTACTGCCACATGTCTTGCTTCGGCCTGCGAACCGTCTGCCTCTATAAATATGCATCCGTGTGATGGAACAAACATTGATCTGAGGTCATGTGCAATACTCTTGTCCTCAAAGTCCTCGAACACTTCCTCATCTATCTTGAATCCATGTTTGGATATGGTTTGTAGAGAGCGACCAATTCGCTTAAGTTCACCTTTGATAAATATTTCATCAAGAGATTTAGAATAGCTTGATCGTCCTGTTTCGGTTCCGCAAAGATTACTTGTACTTCTAAAGCGCCCGTCAAGTGAGATAGGCGTGTGTAGATATTCGAGGATCTTAGCGAGTTTACGGCAGACAATAATTCTTGCAACGACTGGTTTTCCGAGTGGTCCAGCTTTGTCGATATGATTGATAAGAAGATCATCTAGAGTTCCCTTATCCGTCTTGTAACTCTTCTCCCCAGACTCTAAGAATTTAAACTTCTTGGGGAAGCCGAGTTCGTCATAAATTAACTTTCCGACTTGTAATGGTGATCCGGGGTTGAATTGGTCATTGTTAACCAATGCTCGAAGGGTAAAGACATTTGAGTCGTAGAGGGATTTGTACTTGTCGATGAGTTGAGTTCTTCTTGAATCATCAATTCTAATTCCTGTCTCATCCATTCGTTTATATATCGGTAAAAGTTGAGCAAGAGAAGTGCTGAACCGTAATAAGTCTGGGTCCTCTGCGAGTTCTTCATCTTGCTTTGTGGACACGACATGAGTTGCGATTCCATCGTAAGCGTTATAGAGATAGAGCTTATCTTTAGTTTGGCGTCTTGGGTCAAAGTCTTTTCCCTCGTCTTTATAGTAATTTACTTTCGTGTATATTGAAGTGTAAAAGTCTAAACCCTTCGGTAACTCAGGGTAAAGCACCGAGCCTTTTAGCATGGTGTCCCCGATGACGTTATTTACTTGAAATCCGAATCTCTCAAGTATAACCCAATCATACTTAATGTTTTGATTTACTTTTGGGATTGGATGTCTTAACAGCTTATCTACATAAATGAGCATGGCCGCTCGCTCGGTTTTAGAAATGGAGTCCTCAAGAAGTGGTACGCAGCATCCCTCAACCCCATCAAAACTGAATCCGATGCAAGTTATGATGCCCCCGTATGTCTCTATGTCGAACACGAGGAATTTGGGGGAAGCGGCCATCGAGCGAGTTACATAATTATAAAATGCCTCTGCGGTCTTTGCAACCCATCTTGTTCCATACTCTGTGATGGGTAAGTTGGTATACCTATTAGCAACTATTTTTCCATAGTCTAGTCCAGCGTATGATGCTGCGGCTTGGTCACTAAGTAGGATCTGGGGCGATATGGCCGGGATCACACGTATAGGCCGCTCTAAGTGCATCTGCCAGTCCTCACGCAATGGTAGAACACTTCCCCGGTAACAATAGATCCAGTGCTTACGATTTCTAGGCTTCGTGATAAGTTTGATGTGCGGAAACACTGTGCCTAGAGCTAAATCATCTAGTGGTACGATGACATTGGGCCTTAACTCTTTAATTTCTTTGAAGAGTAAGTCCTCATAGAATTGCACATCAATGTGAGCCAGGGCTTTCCTGAGTTTTGGGAGAGAGGTTCCCATAAAATCTACTCTCTCCCGTATTACAACAGCTCTATAACACTCATTAATTGAAACTCCATGCTCTCTAAGATGGGAGTTTAGTTTAGACTCGAACATTCCCGAAAGAGCCATTCCCTTATTCAAATCCGCGTTTAGCGGGATGCCCCCCAGGAATAGTATTGTGGCACTTCCGTAACCGTGCGATGCTACGGTTGGATTTGGAGTGTTTTTTACTTCATTCGATTCTTTGGGTGGTTTCTTAGCTTTTAGGATCATCCCTACGCCTTAGCACATCTTCAGCGCTAACTACAATTTCCGTTACCGCATCCGGGAGGTAATCAAGTCCTGTAGTTATAGCATGAATTAGCATATAAAGAGCATTTTCAAGTACGAATATTCGCTTATTTGCTTCGTTTAATGAATCATCCATAAATCACATCCAAGAGATGCTGAAGCGGCCCTTAATTTGCTCGTCCATAAGAATGGACTCTTCTGAGTATGTTACTAGGTATCCAGCGTCAATGAATGAACTCTTGAGTTGATTCAAGACGTTTCTATTCACTTGCTTATTCTTGAGTTGGTGACTGATTTGAACTATTGAGTTACCTTTGTGAGCTTCACCTTCAATAGTCTCTACCATCTCGTTTCTGAGTCTAGTGTAGAGTCTATCATCGAACGTGTTTATAGATTCTTGTGCCTTAGCTCTCATTGCGGCAGCAAGTGGGATCTTTGTGTCTTGGTCTTCCATCTTATATTCCTTACTTTCAAGT